CTAGAATCTTTTGACCACTTGCACCGTCAATAACGATTTGGGCCACATCTGCACTACGCAGAAAAGCCACTAGCCAGTCATTCCCATTGCGCACTGATTGACAATCTATAACTTCGACAAAAAAACGTCCATCTTTCGTCCGAACTGCAACACTCATGGCAACATTTGTACCATCTTGTCCATACTTAATCCCAACAAATAATTGTCCGACAAGATCAGGAATATCAGATACTTTTAATTCGTTCCATTCTGTTTCAGATATAGCAGACTTCTGATTGTAAGTAGGCCAGAAACCTAGACGTTGAACATTATGATCTAGTTTATCTTCACCTAGCTCAGCTTCTACTTTTCGTTCATTCAAGTGATAACCCATTGATGGATTTGAATGATACCAGGCATCCACATCGTCAATCTCTTTTTCTTCAGACACAGACCATTCAGCCCAACCAGAATATTTCCCTTTACCGAATAAGCACGTTTCTCGATACTTAGTAAAGACTGTACCACTGGAAACTGGTGTAGGAGGAGTCCCACACATGATAGTCATTGGATTGGCACTATCGGTTACAGTGTATTTCAAAGCAGATTCCTGCTCTGTTGTGTATTCCTGTGCCTCATCAATGATCAGCATATCGAATCCTTCACCAAGACCCCCATTTGATGTCCTGGTACGGAATTGGACCACACCACCAGTTTTATATAATTCAATCCGTTCCTGTCCTTTGGCACGAATAGAGTTGAAATCTTCACCATCCACATATCCCATTTTCTCCAGGTAACGTTTAACCTTTTCAAATGAGGCGTGAGAAGTGGAAATACGATGAGCTGTGTGAAGGATGTTTAGTCCTTCATGCAGCCCCCAAATCTCCAAAATGTAAAGAAGCTCTGACTTCCCGTTCCGTCGAGGAATAGAGTATCCAAATTTCTGATGCACCCATAAGCCATTTTTATCAACAGCCATCATAGGTAGTAGAAGGTTTTTTTGCCAAGAATAGCAAGAAAGACCAGTTTTTTCGTAAAGATCAATCGCTTCATTTGCTAATGAATTTTTCTTGACGTATTTTAAAATCACCGATTGAGTAGGATTCTGATTGCCAAGTTTTTTCCTAGCCATACTATAACCTTTCAATCGTAATCGCATGATAACCCTATCGCTGGGAGATATTGGATCACCTCCTAATCAAAGCCACAATAAAAGCACCCTTTCGAGTGCTTCAGTATTCTTATTTTCGATCTGAAAAGAATTCAGCCCAAAATGGATTTTCTTTATCGAAGATTTCAACCTCTTCTGAGGTCATGTTTTGAGGGTAATCTTCGAAAAGGTTATAGAACTTTTCCTTATCAAACGTAAATAACATCAACCCTCTAGCAAACCATGACGTATCAACCCACCAAATTTTGTCATCATGATTTTCCTTATAGCAATATTCAGACCAGTTTATTTCTTCATAATCATCTTTCATGGCCTTCAATTCCTTTCATTTGTTTAGAATCGGCTGTGTTAATGAAACTCAATATATTATGGAACTCAGGATTATCTTTCAATGAATCCGAATCAATAATACAACTATCCACCTCATATTTACCGTGTCTGGTACTATGCGTTTTCTTACACTTGAATCTTTCTTTCAAAACAACGTTATCTAATGGTTTAAATCCATTTGATATTCGGGATTGTAATTCCAAATATTCGAAACGGCCTTCATTTTTCCTTATGATTGCCGCATGTCTACCTACTGCTAAATAATACTCATTCCCAGATTCTACCTTTTCCAACAATTCTCTGACAGCAGTAAAATCATTTGTATTTTTAACAACATGCATTTTGACACCAGGAAGGTTTCCTATCATTTGGATTCTACTGTTTCTAGCAAAAAAGTCACAGCTTTCCCCTCCTCGAAAATCTAAAACGGTATAACCACCTTTATTACCTATGTAAGCAAAAGCTGCGGATGAACATGATCCTTTTGTTTTATCTCCACCACCAACAGCAGCAATGATTTGCTCCTCAGTTAGTTTTTTAGGACTTTTTTTGATAGGATTCGAGGTAATTCCTTCTTGAAGCGCAAGTTTTCTCACTTCGCTCATTTGAGATTTCCCATTGATATCTTTCCTTGCTTCTATCTTATCACTTTCATCTGTTTTTCTCCAAATTTTACTCCAAATGTCTTTAACTTTCCCGCTTTTTGGATCATAATCAACAGTACAACGACAATGTTGATGTCTTCTATAAACATTCTTTGGAACTTTTGGATATTTATAGCTACCTTGAACCTCTTGACACCAATCACAGCAATGGAGATAAGATTTTCTAATAATTTCGGGTTGTAATCCAGATTTATGATGAAACTCAGCATTTTTTTGAATACTATCATCAATAATTGATTGCGTGAAATTGACAATAGGCTCGCCGAGCAGCCACGTTACATCTTCAAAATTATCTTCAGACGAAAAGCGATTTACGATACCATCTATTCGATCTTGATTTAGTAAAGGAATTTGAACTTTAAGCCCTATTTTTGCCTCTCTGTTCAAATTTTCCTGAACATCTCTAGTATAAGCGCTTATTATCTCATAATTACGACCCAGCACGTCCATCAACAAACGTCGAGCAATATTGTAATACATTTTACCATCTGGTAATTTATCGGCACTTAGAGAAGCTCCTAGAGCTTTAGAAAGAATCTCTCCAACTTCGATAGCAAATTCATTTGCTGTTTTATAAGTTGCTTTTTTGGCTTGTAGTTCCGCAAAAGCTCGACTAACAACCTCGCTCTTCCCATATTCGCTTTCAAAGCGTTCCTGTACTTCTTTTAGGATACCAGGTAAGACATCATGTTCCATCTGGATCTCCTTCTTTCACCACAGGAACAGCAGACATATCACCTGCAATACCAGTAAGGTCTCTAATTGTCTCAGCACTGATGTATCCAGGTAACGCCTGATTCAATTTAAGAGCACCATCACCAATCATGGTCATCATATTAGCATCCGCTTCAAATAACGGTTCCCATTTAACGGTTGTTTTTACGAATTGGCTTCTTTCATAATGAAACTCATCACGCAAACAAGCGGCTACGTAAGCTACATTCAGGAAGCCAGCTCCTAGTGAACGTTGTGCCTTCCGTCCTGCCAAACGCAAATTCTCGTGACTAGCTTTAATAGCTTCTACAGATGATGGATTATCTGAAACAAATCCTAAATCATCCAGAGTCAGTCCCATTTCTCCAGCAAATCCAGCTGCTGCTGTTTTCAACTGTTCTGTAAATGGTGTCATACTAGCAGTTGTAAACTGTCCGATGCTAGGCTTTTCTCCAGTGTCACTTGCTGAGATGGTTAGTAGACTAGAAACTGTTGCTTTCCATTTTTCTAGAGGTTCCGCATCAGGATCTAGTCCAATGATGTATTTCTGTGGCCAAGAGTAAAATTCAGCAGTAATATCAGCCCGTTCTAAAGTCCGTTTAGCGTACTTTTGATAATACATCCCTGCTCTAGTAATCCGTGAACGACCAAAAGGACGAACTGCATCAGGTCTATGAATGACAGGTACCAATAATGGAATATTAGCTGGGTTAGTAACTGAATAATGATCTTGCCCCTTTGGAATAAAGTGAGTAGCATTTGGTTCGAAATAGGCCTCTAGGATTGGTTGACCATAATCATCACGAGCCAGCACCGCATATCCCTCGACTAATAGACCAGTGATTGGATCAATGATTCCTGTTGCATTGCTTGATTCAATCACTTGCAATCTCACTTCATCATTTTCCCCTTTAGAAAGGTAGATAAAACTACACGATCCAATCAAGGCTGATAATATCGCACTATCGAAGAAAATATCAGGATTGTTTTGTTCAAAAATCTCAGTAACTTCAAAATCATCATTTTCAAATTTTCGAAATACTAAACGATCTGCAAGGCTATCAACCCCCTTAGCAGTCCAGCCCAACGTCGATTTGTATTGAGCACGGACATTTAGAGGGATAGTGATTCCGATTGGAGTGTCATTGTTTTTCATAGCATAATGTTTATACCTCAAATTAACCCTGGTCCTGCAAGATTCTAATTTTCTTCTGAGATATTCAATTCCTCTTAATTCCAATTTCTTATCCTTTCGTTTTGGCACGAGAAAATATGTACAGTGACGGCGTGAAGCTCGGCCAGAACCGAGGGGAGGGGGTAACCCCCCTATCAGTTCTGGGTCAACTGTGGTATTTCAGCCAATTGGTTGATTGTGGCAAATTGCGATTTCCAACAATTGCATTTTTTTCAAAATTTTGTTCAGCATATAACTTATCAGACTTTTGTCTATTGCATTGCCAATGCGCAAGCTGTAAGTTCTTGATGTCTGATGGATGTCCATTCCTATTCACTGGAATGATGTGGTCTATCACTGGGGATAGTGGGTGGGGATACCTGAGTGATTTATCTACAGGTTGACCACAGATCCCACAGGTATTCTGAGTCTTGAGTAGTATCTTCTTATTCTTTTCAAATGCTACTCGATGTGGTCCGTTACGGTCTGCCCGTAGTTCTTTCATCGTATACCTCGATTGTCTTCTCTGTTTTATATCATCCTACACACCTTACCCTCGTTCCCTTATTCGGTATCAATACCCTGGTATTGAATAGCGGGGGGTATTATTTTGTTAGATAGGGGGGAGTAAATTAATGTGGGAGGGTGTAATAATTAGGCCTGGTATTTTTAAGTTGATGGGTGTTATTTTATTAGAGGGGGAGGGCCTTTGAATTTAACATATCTTATATTCTGTTAATTTGAACCATAAGACTTTCCACCTTACTCTCTCATAGATAAGTAAGCCATCATCAATAAATGAATTTACTTTATTTCATTTTGTTAAATACGTGACCTTAATAAGCAAAATTCAGCATGCTATTATCTAACTCATCCTGCTTGAACCCTATATAACCAAGTGTGATATCTGGTGAAGAATGATTAAATAACTCCATCAATATCCCAACATTTTGATTCTTTCTGTAGTGATGGTATCCAAACGTTTTCCTCATGGAATGTGTTCCGATATTTGTTAAACCAATATGCTCTCCTGCATCCCTCAAGATCTGATATGCTGCCACCCTACCAATGTGTGTTATTCTAAGACCTTCATTGTTAACCTTCTTTCTCGAAGGGAACAAGTAATCATAATCCTTTAATTCATTTTCTTTTATATAATGATCTAATGCTTTTCTTAGAGCTGGGTTAATAGCGAACCTTTTTGTTTTACCTGTCTTTCGTTCGGTAACTTCAATGTGAGTTCCTTTAACACTTCTTACTTTCAAGGGCAGGATATCACTAACTCGCATTCCTGAATACAGCCCTGTAACCATCATCACATAGTCTCGTTCATTCTTACTTTTTAAGTAATCCTTCATGCGTTCAATATCATCTGTATCACGAATCGGTTCCACTTTACGCATTTACCTACTCCTTTCAAATAAAAATAGTCAGCTCATTAGAACTGACTTAAAATATTAGCTGTATGGGATTCGAACCCATGCCACCCCGAATCTCTCTGGTGAACAGCTAACCAAAAATACTATTAGGAGATCTACAAAAAACTACCAGGCCACCGCCTTCATTTTCTGATAATACTATTTTAAGTCATATTTTGTATTATGTTTACCGTATTTTTACCGCAAAAATACCGTTTTTTTATTACATACTAGCACAGCATCTCGATACTGTTCTGCAAATGCTAACAAAGCATTATTGTACAGTTCCTGAAATTTAGTCCTCTCTATACCTAGATAGTTGTAAATTTCGTAGTTTAGATCTTTTTGGTTTTTAAGAAACTTGGAAAATAGTATATACCGATAAGTAGGATTGAATAGCCTGCTTACCGCTTGTTCAATTTCTTCTAACTCAATCATTGCATCCACACGTCGAACTGCTAAATTTTCGACAGCTTTATTAGGTCCTGCTCCTCCTCTTGGTTGAAATGTGAATTCCTGCGTTACTTTTTGAATTGGGTCATCACATGCTATTTCTCTCCAGCGTGGATATTCTGAGAGCTTCTTCTTAGCCCTCTTTATTGTTTCTTTTTCATCGATATCATCAAAAAG